CCTAGCCATGGGGGTCTTTCGACCCTCCACGCCCCCGACCGGTATGGTTACCGAATCGGGATCCACCCTCGTTTCAGCCTCGTCGCTCGAGGGAGCGACCTGACCGGAACTGAGCTACGACCAGTACGCTCTAAAGAGCATACTGCCTCGAGTACGTGATTCCAATCACTAGCCTGAGCCTTAGGCTCAGGACACTCGAGTCTCCAAACGGGGCTATGAAACCATTGATAAGAGCGGTGCCAATAGGCATCTCTCCAAACCATTGGCTCATTAAGAGAAAACTCAGCAATGCCTCCATGAAAAGAGTTGTTCGTTGTGAACAATTCCTTCTTGAAGATACTGCGAAGTCGACTCCGCAACGTTTGGTACGTCGTAATCGCAGCCTCCTCATATCCCGCTATGCGTAAACGCATAGCGATGTCTGAGAGAGACTGCAGTCCCGTAACGTGTTCAGCATCAATCGTGGTCTTCCAACGAACTGGACTGACATCAACGCCTTTAAAAGCATCGATGCCGCAGGATTCGCGAAAGGCCCCTCGCCAATAGGTTTTTGACCTATTGACGAGCAATCCAAATGATTCTAGGTCGTCAATGACGGCTTCGGCACATTTGGATGGGATAATGATGTCATCACCGAACACAAAGACAGCACCGGGTTGATGAAACCCTTGGCGCTGCAATGATGATACACATATGGCCCAGAAGACTAGACTCTGTACTGGAAACGTAGTTGCGTTCCCCATAGGAGCGTAGCTATAGATATCACCAGTCAAGTCTCGTAAGAGACCCAACTGAGGGATTCTAAACTTCTGAGCTCGACAGCTCCCGAAGTACTTGTAAAACCTCCCAAAGAGGATTTGAACAAGAGGCTCCGAGATACGGTCAGATGCTTCCTTCATGTCTAAAGTTGCATAACGCAACGATTTACTTGAAAGGAGAGCAATCTTTCCGTTCACCGACTGATCATCAAAATGGATATGGCCGTGAGGCCATGGCCCATAAGATGTCCTAGGGCGGGAAATCACCCGCTCTAGCTCCAAACGCAAACCCTGTTGAATCCAGATGGCTTCAGCAGGGTGCACACAGATGAGGCGAGGACCACGACTGTCTTTTGGGACAGCTATGAGCTTAGCCTCAATGTGAGACCCGAAAGTCAGATCATCCCAACGTGCTAGGTGATCTCTGTTTTGATACAGAGAGAACCAATCACTATAAGGATAAACTGATTCTATCGTGTCGAATCGGTGCTGCCACTCGTCTTTCGACGTGGTGACGGCTCCGGGCCCGTGTCCTGGGCATATGCCGAGGGGACGGAACCCGAATAAAACCGATTGAACGTGTTTGCGAGTTCTATCAAGAAGCGAAGGACTGACTCTTGCGAGATCAGCCCCGAACCTCCCAACAGAAGAATTAGTATCCAGGAAACCCTGGAACGCTTTTTCAGTCGTTTGCGTGTCATGTGTAACTAAGGCCTTATAGCAGAACAGAAGAAGTTGTCGCAGATATCGCATTTTGTATGGATCACTAAGTGATCCAGATGCGAGTCGCTGCAACCCATCCGGGAAACGTGATAGCTCAAGGATCTCTCCTTGTTCGACCACATTTCCAAGGATATACTTCTCTAGCTTAGGCGCCTCGTTCAGGCACCATTGTAGGCCAACATAAGATCCTCGTATTTCAGAGTACCCTGTGAGGTTTGCTACATCCGCTAGCAGGCTTGTGTATGTATGTTCTATAGCATGCATATATGGATTACCATTAAGCCTCTCTGTCATGACTTATTGTTAAGAAACAATATTGAGCTATGCTCAACACTGAGTCATGGTTACTCCACGCTGAACCAGAAGTAAGTTACTTCTCGTTGTTCAACGTTTTCGCAATGAGATCCGCATTAGCAACTCCCGCCTTGAAGGTCGCGACTAAAACGTCGAGATCAGCCTGGACAGCAGTTGATGGTACGGCGATGACTAAATAAGCCGATTGAACAATCGGAATCAGATTAGCATCAATATCAGTGCGATCAAATCGTATGGTATAACGACGACCCGAGACTTTCGTCTTGGAATCGACATAATCCTGCGACTTGATGATCAAATCATCTGGCTCATTAATGCCACGAGTAGTTGATCGGCGAAGCGATTCATCCTTCGTATCGAAGGACTTTTTGAACGCAACGGAGTTGAATGTCAGATCGGCATCCATGGTAGTTTATTAGTAGACTTAACTTACAAGTTGAGCTGGATAACGCATAAACCGCTGGTTAGTCGTACGTATTGAAGTCATAGACTTCAAAGCGTTCGGCACACCTGGCAGGAATAACGTCATCTGCCCGCTTCAGATCCTCCAAGGCCTTATCAAATATGACTTTTTCAAGCATATTTTCTAAAGCGTTGGGATAGGTATCATTGGCCGTTGTGAAAACACAGCGGAGCAATGCTACCGTCGATTTGGACGGATTAACGCAGTTGATCGTGTGTAAAAACACCCGAACGGCTGAATTAATCTTAGCTGACGTATTTGTCGTAGGCATGTTTATGCTTATGCTAAACGTTATCCAACAATCGATTCGCTTGAGTTACCGCAAGGTTCTCAAGACCAACATTAACGCAAAAGCGAAAGCCTTTGTGCAATGAGAGCTGCAGAAACTGCAGCCTGGTTTTTTCCGAATCGTGGGTTGAAGGTAGGAAGAGATCCACCTCCAACAATAGACCTATCGTAGTGCTTATACTCAACAGAGCATTGACGAAACGACTGCAACGAGCTGCCGTTACATGGAGACAAAGTCTCCAAGTAACATTGGACCGCGCAGTGGTAGCTGTGACTCCTGGTAAACGAAACAATCTCATAAGGCGAAAAGCCCATGAGCTTGTCAAGCAGACCGAGAGTCCCCCTTAGGTCAACGAACCAGTCTACAACAAAGGAGAAAGGAACTAACTCCCAAGCAAGGCTAGCCGGAGACGTAACGAACCTGCTTACAAGTGCATCAGCCGCTCGAAAGAACGGTGTGGTGTACTTATTTGCAGGCTTCACTACCAACACGTAACGCACAGTCGGCTGAGAAATCAGCTGACTCTTACGAGTGAACTTAGCAGTTGAACTGCTAAATAGCTCGTCAGGAGGAGCAACCACATTCATTACAGCTTCAACGCTGTAACGATGTTTATCGCCCTCAACGTGACGTCTAATGTCTTCCTTCATGCGAGGCAGATACCTGTTTATGGACATAAAGTCCTGCAAGATAGGCGAAATGCCGAACTTGTAGGCCAAGAATGCGCCAGAAGCAGTTTTGATCACCTTTCTAATCTCCTTCCAGTAGCGTGCCATATTTGGCAAACTATCGGTTAGAGATCGGATTGATGGCCATATCTGATTCGCCTCACAAACGTTGAGCAAGACGTCGGCTTTCAAACCGCGCGCTCGCTCTAGGACTTGATTCATCATCGAGACCTCGTTTGAGACATTAGTAAACGACCAATAAGGGGGAATACTACTATTACTAGTAGTATCCCAGTCATGCATTCCAAAAATTACGGCATTACTGTTATCGTACCAATTGTTTGGTACGTTATAGGTAGTGACGCAATTACGGGAGCTAACCACGTTCGCAAACACGGTAGAGCCAACGCTGTCATTGACATCGAAGACTTTAACGCGGTGTGTACATGGGTGACTGGATCCCTTACCCAGACTATCCGTTATGCGCTCAAAGCGCCCAGCGGATACTGAGTTCGAAATCGCCGCATACGAGACTGATCCCGTATCCGACGGTGGAGAGCCGGA